CCTAGAGCTAGAGATCCAGCAATAAAGATTTGAACAAACATCATGGGATCAAAGTGGTCAACAACATCAAGACCAGGGTGGTGCGCCAATAGGTGCATTAGTCCACCAGGGTCTCGATGATTGAGGTAGCAGTACAGCTAGAGCCAGCACCCATAGTTCCTGCGCAGGTATGCACGCCACTAGTGAGACTTGTGATCGTCCCACCTGTCACGCCTCCTGACCCAGTAACAGTTGTGCCAAGGCTAGGAAGTGAACCCACCACTCCTGAACTTACTGTTGTTGCCGATGGAATGGCGTCACCGTGGGTATAGCTCTCTACTGCTGAGAATGCGCTCCCTGGAGTGGTTACAGCGAAGTTTGTGTCTACAACAGCAGGCACTCCCGCAGTAAGGCTCGTAGCGGTGAGAGACCCGATAGCGTTTGACGTTGTAGTACCAGAAACGGTTGTGCTTGGAGTTACGTTTGAGCCTGACACTGAGTACGTACTACCCATGCGCGTAACAGAGGAGTAAGCCGGGTCTAACTGGATCGTTGCACTTGATTTAATTGAATGCCGTACATCAGCATGCACTGGAGCGGCAAGCAACAGAAGAATTAGCAGTCGCTTCATACTTGTTTAGGCGGGGTCTTTTGGGGAGGAACAACCTCTGCTCCTTCAATCTTAATAGGTGTTTCAACTCTTATTACTTGATATGCACCACTATTTTGATTATTTGCGGCAATCATTTTTTCAAGATCAGCCTTGCTGACTCCGTTTCCACCACCTTTACTCTTTGATGTTGTCAAGCCAAATGAACTTAATGCTCCGGTAAATACACTAGCTATAAAGGTCGGATCGAAGGTCTGTTTAGGGAACCCAGGTAAATCTATATAGGCTAAAGTTAGGCAGAATCCTGACCATATAACAATGCCCAAACGCACTGCTACACCTATGATTTGGATCTGTTCTTCTTTATCAGGAGTGATATCTTGAAGTTTGCCTAAGACACCAGGTTTCTTCTTTGGTTTTTTATCTTCGGGTGGTTTAGGGTCAACTTGTGGTTCGTCTGGCAAAATAACCTCCATGAGTAATACAAAAGCAGGTTAAGACTAAATGGATTCTATTTGGCCCGCAATAGTAGGCGCTGCTGCTTCTGCTTTACTAATGCTGCTTGCGAATGTTTCAAATAGACGCGAGCGTGACATCCGAGAACTGTTTCACCGCATTAATGCACTAGAAAAAGAAGTCGCAAAGTTACAACCTACGCAGAGAAGAGAGTGGAGGAAGTAAAAGACACAACAAAACCCCTAAGATCATTTGTCTCGTCCGATCAAAGGGGTTCTGTGTGCCGTTGGGGAGCAGCACACGAAATGTAGCACTTTTGAGGTAAACCGCAAGATCCAGGGTATTGTCTGGATGTTACCTAGTGTTTATTATGAACGAGCTACTAACGAGTCCGATATTCTGGGCTGCGTTTGCTCTAGTCTCAGAACTGGTTGGAGCGAGTGCACTAAAGCAGAACGGAATAGTTGCTCTCGTTTTAGATAGTATTAAAAAGCTCAAGCCCAAATCCTCCGATACTGATACCTAATGGACTTTGTAATGGACAAAGCCTGGCGTGAAGAAAACGTTAGGCGTGTCAAGCAAATGGCTATTTGGTATAAGCAGGATGGTCGTGATAAACCAGATCATCCACAAGCAGGGTTATATACAGGGCTTGCAGCTAAATATTCTGAAAAGCCATGCAAAGAATCCCAACCCACCCCCTCCACATAAGGGACTTTTTCGAACATTTTGACCCAGGCGATCCTTATCAATTAAGCAGCCTTACTGAATTACAAGAAGCTATCCAAAAAGCAGACCCCTCAATCTTGAGGAGTGATGCTGACTGGTATCACTCATGGAAGTGGGGCGGCAAAAGAAAGAAGCCCAGTCGTTTGATAAGCGACAAATGAACTTCCAAGACTGGGAAAAAACAAAATTAAATGACCAGGAGATTCTGGCAGTAGAGCAAGAGGCTCACCGTCTACAAAACCACGAAGACCCTGAACATGTGGCTCGTGTGTGTATAGGTCTTTTGAAGCAAACACGGTATCAATCCAAATTATTAGAGAATGCTATGAATCGAATAGGCTTCCTTGAAATGGAGCGTGATCTTCTTCTGGGTAAACAAAAGCCCCATCTTTAATTTCTAGCCCTGTTATTGGGTCATACCCGTCTGGAGCTTTTTCATTGGCATAAAGTCTTATACCTTTATTTTTTGGCGTAGTTGTCATAGAGATTTCAGGGTACTGAACTGTGTACCAGCGGTGGTCACAAAGGTTGCAATGTCTTCTTCTATGTGTAATACCGTCGTTGTCTCTTCTAGTACAGACAACATAGTTTGAAAAATTTCCGCAGTTAGGGCATTTCACAACTGTCCGTTTCTTCATTGGGCTTTTCTGTTGGTGTATTGCGACCCTCCACCCGACGACGAACTGACTCTCGCCATACTGCTTCGTCTTTGGCTTTGGCCTCTTTGTATTCAGAAGCTGTGCAGATTCGTTCCAGCTTTTCGTAGATGGCTTCTCTTATCCAGGCAGTAGCACGAATGTTTTTATCTCTTGCCCTCTCTTGTACTAACCTGGCGCGGTTTGGGTCAAGTAGAAGTTGAAGATAAATTTTGTTTCCGTGCCTTAGTGCCATTCAAACACACAACAGTTGTACTACTTTACCACGTAATCGGTCTATCGACCTTTCTTTGGTGTGCAGATGCCTGTCTTTCCCTGGATAAGCGTCTCTGCTTTTTACTTCCAGCTCTAACTTCTCTAGCTTTTTCCAGAAAGTCAGCAGCTCGGTGTAGATCAGCAGTCATGGCTAAGGATATCTCTCTAGTGAGTTTTTCCATAACAATCTGTCTACCGCTCTTCTGTGTAAGCGACATAGGAATTTATGGAAGACTCTTGTACTAGCCTAGCTCATGGTTACAAATCAATGGACATCACTCCACGATTTGCCTATGTGTACCTCAGCTAATGGAGGCACGTCTCCTAACCACATTCTCTCGGCTGACTCCATCTTCGTCTTCAATATCTTCGCCCATTCTTCTTCCTTACCTTCCTTAACAAGGAGAATTATTTCGTCATGAACAGCCCCACAAAGTTTGACAATATCCTCCCCTGTATCTCTAATAAGAGGCCACAATTTGACTAGTGCGTACTTCAGTATTGCTGCACCAGCTCCTTGTACTGGTGTGTTACATCTGACTGTTACTTTATTCAAATCTTCTATAAGGTAACGACGCATATTTGTAAGGGGTATACGCACTGTAGGAAGACACTTCTCTTTCGATGCTATGTAAGCATTCTCTTGTTCAAAGGCAGCTACAGCGTTTGCTTGTTGCCACCGTTGGATGCCAGAGTAAGTTTTAAGCCATTCATCTCTAATATTTACGGCTTGTGCAAGGGTCATAGTTATACCACTAGCACCCGCATAATTTCTTAAACCTTCGGCACCTGCTCCATATAAAAGACCAAAGTTTGCTGACTTAGCAATCTGTCTATCACAACCTATAGCTTTAGCAGTTACTTCATGTAGATCCTCGTTATTTATAAAAGCTTCTATCATTTTCTCATCCTTAGAAAGAGCAGCAGCAAGACGTAATTCCATCTGCCCATAGTCAGCATCTACGAGTACCCAACCAACAGGAGCTTGAACGCATCCTCTAAAATTATCATCCCTAGGTATTTGCTGATTATTAGGACTAATACAACTCATTCGGCCTGTATCAGCACCTAACTGCAAGTAGGAGGCACGAACAAAACCATCAGAGCCTGCCTTCTCTTGGATCGACTTAATCATTTGCCTTCTTTTCTCTGCTTTCTTCCAACCTAAATACATCTGAACAAGTTCATGATCTGCTGCATAAGTACGTAAAGCAGGGCGAGAAGTACTAGGCTTTCCTTTTGCATCTAAAGGTACTTTACCTAGTATTATTTCAAACTTATCTAGTAACTGCTTGGGGCTATTTATATTAAACCCTCTATATTTTTTAGTGCCTTCACGTATAGACCCTTCATCCTTGGAACGTAAATTAAAAGGTGCTAGTTCTATGTCTTGTTCTATTTCTTCTTTTTCTAATTCCCACCTTTCACGTATATCTGCTGGTTTTCCTGTTTGTGTTAGTAAATCATTTAATCTCTTTAACTTTTCCTCCTTATCTCTAGGAATATCTCTAGGTATTTTATGCTCTTTAGGCATAGCTTGGTCCAGTTTAATTAGAAATTCTTCTCCTCTAGTTTTTACATCAAACTCATAATCTTTACGGCAAGCTTCCAAGTCACTAAGATTCCAAGGTAATCCGGTTCTCCACATTTGAGCTAAAGCTGGTAAGGCTTCGCATTCAAGATAGTAAGCGTGTAATAAGTTATGTTCTTTTAATTTCTCTTGTAAAAGTATATCTAAATCAGCAAGTACTTCTACATCAGTAACCGCGTATTCAATCTGTTCCTTACTTAATTCTTTTGCTCCCCAATCAGACTTTTGGTGTTCCTTGGATATTTCTTTATCTAAATACCTGGAAACTATATGAGCAAGACTATGTTTTAAGTTTCTATTACTAGAATCCCTATTACCGTTAGAGACTAACCTACTAGCAAGCAAGGTACAACGTATATTCCCACCTAAAGTTTTCGCTTTAGAGTCTTTTTCCTCAACAAGAGGCAGTGGATAAATACCGTGTTCTTGTAACCAACCAAGATCGAATACCGCATTATGCGCTACCCAGAAACGAGGGGTATTAAAGAAGTCTTTTAGTTTATCTATATCCTCATCTGTCAGGTCAAAGTAATCAATAACAACTGTGCAGCGATTTTGCACACCGAAAAGTTGTATTAGACGTAGACCACCTAACTTTGGCTGTAAACCAAGTGTTTCTACATCAAACATGACAGTGGATGAGGTAGCTATACGATGCAGCTCCTCAATACCGAAATAAACAGGATAGGTAGCCATTACTTTACTAGAGTAAGAAAACTACCAGGTGCTTCGTACAAAGCTGAAGATGGTCCGTAAGTAGCAACAATTTCAGGCCAGGTTTGCAAAATCTTGGCTTTGTTATCTGCGTCTGCTGCTATACCAGCAGCAGCTAGACGTTGCATGAAACCACCGCCATACTTAGCAGCAGTTTGGAACGTCCAAAGGATTTGTTCTTGAGTCATAATCAGGGGTGCGCTAGTGTGCGCTGTTGACCCCACTACAATAGCACAACAGTTAGCGTTTGGTGTATTGAGACAATTGTGGAAACATATCTACATCAACTCGCGTAAAGATAGAAACGTCCACTCCCATTTCCAAGGCAGTCGTAGCTTCTGTATCAAATATCAGTAGCTGTTCAGCAGACCCCCCGTAATTAATTTGTTCTACAGCGAGAGGTTTACCATCCTCGGCGTAGGTGGTGTACCGGACAGAAGCAATCGGACCATCTCTGTAATTAACTTTGCATATCGTCAGTTGTACTTCTGTTTTCTTCATGGGAATAGACAGTACTTCTTCAGTCTGCCCTTCTTCTGGCGCACCAAACAAAATTCGGTGTATTCGGTCCCAAAGTGTCATGACCCTATATAAGAGTGTGTTTTTGTCTCAACCAAGAGACTTCCCTGTTGTTGCAGTGGAAGAGGGGCGGGACAGGGGGTTGTCCCACCCTACTTTTGTCCCACCCCTAATCTAGGTTCCAGAAGCTTGCAGGTTTTTCTGTATCTGAATTGAAGGTATCTACAGCTTTTTGTAGAAACGCTTCATACGGTCTAGCTTCTTTAACCTTTTTAGGGTGGGACAAAGTGGGGGGTGGGACAATTGACGTCCCAGCCTTTTTAGTAGTGGTGGACTCAATAACAGGAGGTTGGGACGAATCAGAACTCTTATATAAGGGGTAAACTCCATCACACACCCACTCAGCAGCAGAACCAGCAGCACTCTTGGAACGTTTTGCAAGACCTTGGCGTTTTAAGCGGCTTAAGGCTTTTCTAACCGTGTCTTTTTCTGCTGTATCAATACACTTGTGCCTGGTTAGAGCCTCTACTGTCCAACTGACTTCTGGGTTTTTGCTTAGAACTAAACGAATCCTGTCTTGAATTGAGGAGCCTTTCTGTTCTGTATCTATAACCCCTAAGTAATTGAGGCTTACACTCCCGTCAGGCTGTAGATCAGCTCTAATGCAATGGTTTGTTAACCCAAAGCGGTGCTTCATGAAGTGGATAAACCGAGTATTTGCAGAGCAGTTTTTACTTTTTGGTCCAGGCTTCTCAAAATTTAGAGAGAAGGAGCACATGTCTTTAAGAGCACTTGTACCTCTTGGCCCGGAACCTCCTTTACCGCTGTGATGTAGTACAAGCATCATGCAGCTAGGAAACAAATCTCCCATCATCTGCTCGAACCACCTAAGAGGCAGAGCAAATTCACTGTCATTCTCTGAGACACCTGTTCCTCGATGACAAGATCTAAGACTGTCAATGACAACAAGCTTTGGTTGGTGCTCCTTAACTAAGTCCATGAAATGAGGGTGGTCATTTATGTTGAAATTGCTCTTTATAACTAGGTTTTCTGTGTGTTCCTCTTTTAGGTGTGTGATTATCTGATCGTCAATAGAAGCATCCATTTGGTCCCCCGATAACCAGAGGACAGGTCCTTTCTCAGTGGTTCGTTTTCCATCAGTGGTGGTTCTTAAAGGTTCTCCTGCTAAGAACTTTCTGGCTAAAGCCCATGCTGTGTTTGTTTTACCGCTGCCACCTTCCCCACTAAGGAGCCATACTCCAGCACAGAAAATGCCTGGTACGTAGTAATGAGCTTGTGCTGGATTTTGGTATCTTTCCTTGGCTGTTCTTTCCTTTGCTTTGCCCATCCTTTTCTCTCTTTCTGAGAGATACATTTCTGTCACCTCTTGGACAGCTTTTATTTTTATGTTTGCGTTAGAAGCAAGGCGGTTTAATAGATACCTTCTTTTACCTACTGAACAATCTTTGTCTGAAAATATCTTGTCAGCCGCTTCATAGAACTCTTCAAAGTTAGGTACTGCGGGTCTTGTCTCTAAGATTCGCTTATTTTCTGCCTCCTCAACGAGCGTCCTAGAGGCTTTGCAAAACCTGGTACGTCTGGGATCTACTTCGTCTGCTCTGCTAATAAGTGTTCCTAGTCCTAGGTTTCCTTTTCTGCCAGGTTTAAAAGTTCTCCATTTTTCCCCGCACTTACCGTCTCCACCATTTTCCCAAACGTCTGCATATTCTGGGTCGGAGCAAGACCATGCTTTCCATATAGTCAGTCCAAGGTCGTTAGGGAGAGTCTCGTTACATATCATTCCCACCTCTAGCCAATGGTCATGACTACCAGCTCCTTGTGGTGGTAGTACGTTTAGACACTCCTGAAGAATTTGAGCCTTTTCTTCGTCTGATCTGTCATCAAAGTAGAGACTGTCCCTGCTTTTGACGTAGTGCTGTGCGCCATCGGCTTTGCAGGATTTCATTTCAGCCAGCATCCAACCAGGAGCGACTGGTATTTGATCCATATCCCCTTCAAAGGAGTATTCACCAGGCTCACTAACCTGACCACCTGGATAAGCCCCGTAGATAAGCCCCTGACGGCCCCACAGGAGTTCGTAGCAGTGACCTGTCTCTTCGTTCAGGCCATGCCCCTTAACAGAGCCCCATAGCTCTTCTGGTACGCGGAACACATATTTAGCTGCGTTTCTCTTTGTGCTCTGTATGAGAGGAGCACCCTTTAGTGAATCCTTCCACTTCTTTTTCAGTGTTGATAGGTTTCTATCACAGTCAAGAATGACAATGCCTTTACCCTTCAAGCCTGTGAATAAACCAATAGCGGTTAAATTTTTTGGGTCACGTTCTATAGCTAAGACAGCATCGTGTGGCCCTAAATCCCTTTCATAGGATTCTTCTAAAGGGTTCTTACCTGTGGCTTTTCTCCCACTACGCATGGAAGCCCCCTTCTTGTATATCGGCGCAAAAACAAGGTCTTCAGGAAGCTGCTTTACAAAGCCAATTAATGATAGTGTCATGTGCTACAATCCTTTTGGTAATCGGACTATTTTTAACCCTCAAAGCTCTTCCTGCCTTGAGGGTTTTTTAATTGTAACTGATTGACAGGGTTCTGTCACTCTGCTACATTATTGGGTGCAAAGGGCATTGCCCACCGCTTAAACCAAATGGCTTACGTATCGAAAAAAGGGAAATCCGCTTTAGCTCCCAGTGGTGGGGGTGGTGGTGGATACCTAAACCCCCAACGGATACCAACAGGATCAAGTGCTAGGTACGCCTTACTGTCTGAAACTCCACTAGAGTATTGGGAGGTATGGGTCGAAGATTCTGAGGGAACTCTCAACCCCAAAACAGGCAAGGTTGTATGCAGAACTTTCAGGTTCACACAAGAGCCTACGGATGACGACATACAGGCCGAGCTTGGTACGCAGTGGGTTCGGCGTATGAATTACGACAAGACGGAGATTGAC